GTGGATACACTTTTGAAAGTTCATTTTTTGATAGTGCATTTTTTAAGAAATTAATCATACCAAATAATTCTAAAGAATTAAGAACATTAAATAACAGGACTTTAGAAATTGAAGGGTCTACCGTATCCCCTTTAGGAAATGAAAGCGATTTTTTGTATTATAATATTTATAATTTTTTAGGGGATTTTACTACGTCTGATGGGTTTACTTTTACTTATAATGGCGCATCTGCATTTAAGCCAATATTAAACATAAATATATCAGGCACTCAACCAAATAGTAATTGGAAACTTATTAGCGGAGCATCTACCGTAACACTTGGTATAAAAATATTATTAAGAGTAAATAATGGTGGCGTAATAACAAAGTATGGCCTTAATGGAAACAATGATTTAACGAGTTATGATTTTACTATAACTCCAGTTAACGGCACTTATTCAATACCTGCTTATAACGTATCAAATTTTTATATAGATACACAAATAGCAAACGGCACTCAAATATCTATTGAGGTTCATGTAAGCAGAGGAGGAGTCCCGAATATTTCTGCAAAGTCTAAGCTTGATATATTTTCTCAAATTCCTGTATCAACTCAGGCTGTATTAAACGATCAAATATTTATAAATGATAGTTTACCTAAAAACATTCTGCAAAAAGATTTTTTTATATGGATTATAAAAATGTTTAACCTTTACATCACTGAAGATAAGGTAAGGGAAAAGCATTTATTGATTGAGCCATATGTTGATTATTACGACTTATCAGAATCTATAGACTGGACTTATAAGGTGGCAAGGGACAAGCCTTTTAATATAAAGCCTATGGGTATGCTTACAAGTAGGTTTTATGAATATAAGTATAAAGATGACAGCGACTTTTATAATGACAATTATAAAAAGAAATTCAACCTACCTTATGGGTCGAATTTGCAAGACACTTTTTTCCAATTCGCTAAGGAAAAGCAGACTATTGATATAGGTTTTTCCCCTTCGGTTTTAGTAGGATATTTAGGGAGGGATAAGATAGTAAGCGCGTTGTATAAAAAATCTTCAGGTAATTCTCTTCAACAGGAGGAGCGGATGGATAGTAACATACGTATTTTAATGGCAAAAAAGATAACAGGCGTTACAAGTTGGTATATAGTCAATACGGGGGCAAGTCAGAACTCCACACCTCAACAGCTTGGCGCGGCTTTGACGGCTTATGGATACGCCGGGCATTTTGATGATCCGGTGAATCCTACAAAGGATATAAACTTCGGGGCGGCATCTGAGATTTATTTCGATCCGAATACATACCCTACTAATAATTTGTTTAACGATTATTGGAGCGCGTACATTGCAGAGATAGCGGATAAAGATAGTAAGATATTGAGCTGTCACGTTTATTTGAATGATCTGGACATTGCGCAATTGGATTTCAGCAAACCTGTATTTATTGATGGGGTGTTATGGCGGATCAATAAGGTGATGGATTACGATTCAACAAGTGGCGAATTAACAAAAGTAGAACTATTAAAAGTAATAAATAATGGCTAAGCAGGAAGTAGGGTTAAAGATAGACGTTGATGTTTCATCGGTTGGCAATATGAAACAGCAGTTGCGGGCTGCAACGAATGAGCTGGTGGCGATGAATGAGAAGTTTGGCAGCACGTCAAAGGAGGCTATTGCAGCGGCTCAAAAGGTTGCGGGACTTAAAGATGCCATTGGGGATGCTAAGTCACTTGCAGATGCTTTTAATCCTGATGCTAAATTCAAAGCATTGGGACAAACACTCGGAGCGGTGGCGGGCGGGTTTGCCGCTGTTCAGGGTGCGATGGGTTTATTAGGTAATGAGAGTGAGGATCTACAAAAAACGCTCGTTAAGGTTCAATCTGCCTTGGCTATTTCACAGGGGCTTGAGCAGATAGGCGATTTAGGGCAGGCGTTTAAAAACTTAAAGGCGGTGGCCGTTAATGCTTTTAATGGTATTAAAGCGGCAATCGGATCGACTGGGATAGGTTTGTTAGTTGTGGCATTGGGTACTATTGTAGCTTATTGGGATGACATTAAAGCGGCGGTGAGCGGCGTTAGTGAGGAGCAAAAAAAGCTTAACAAAGCATCGAGTGATAACTTAAAGACTCAACAGGATAAGTTAAAGGCTATTGGCGATCAGGATAATATTTTGAAATTGCAGGGTAAAAGTGAAAAAGAAATCCTGCAAATAAAAAAGAAACAAACTGAAGATACCATTGCAGCGGCTAAGGTTACTTTACAAAATAATATCGCAACGGCTAAGGCTCAACTTGAAGCGGCTCAAAGAAATAAGGATATTCTAAAAGGCACATTAGAATTTTTAACGGCTCCACTTGCAATATTATTAAAAGCGGTCGATTCTGTAGGTGCTGCATTAGGCAAAAATTTTGGACTTGAAGAGGGGTTGTATGGTAATATAGCTGAACTTGTTTTCGATCCTGAGGATGTTAAAAAGAAAGGAGATGAAACGATAAAAGAATCTGAAAAACTTTTAAAGGATTTAGAAAATCAAAGAGCAGGGTTTCAATTATCTATACAACAAATAGATAAGGATGCAGCAAAAAAGGCACAGGAGACACAAGAGGAAAAAGATAAAAAAGCTTTGGAGGCTCAGCAAGCGGCTGCTAAGGTTTTAGATGATGCAAGGCGTGTTAAATTAACGGAGCAACAAAAAGAAGAGGAAGATGCAATAAGAAAATTTGAGGAAAGTAAAAAAACATTATTAGCCGCAGGAATAAGTGATTTTACGGCCATTACGGAACAGCAAGAAATTGAATTAGCAGCAATACGGAAAAAGTATAAAGATGAGGAGGAAGCTCGGTTAGCAAAAGAAAAGGAAGATAAATTAAAGAAAGAGGAAGAGGAAAATAAAAGATTAGCTGAAGCACGTCAAAATACTTTAGAGCAGCAGAAGGCAGCAAATGAAGCATTAATACAGGCCGAAATAGATCTACAAAACAGGAGGTTTGATGCTGCAAATGCTGGACTTGCATTACTTGAAAGTTTGGCCGGTCAAAATGAAAAGATTGCAAATCTTATTTTTGCTGTTCAAAAAGGTTTAGAGATTGCCCGTATTATAACTGATACAGCACGAGGTATTGTAGCGGCAAAAGCAGGGCTTGCAGCTGTGCCTCCATTTTTAGGAACATTGCCTAATCCCGCATTTGTAAAAGCAGCAATTGTAGCGGCAAAACAAATAACCGGGTTAAAGATTGCGGCTGCATCATCTATTGCATCAATAGCTGCAACATCGATTTCTAAATTCAAAGGTGGCGGTGGTGGCGGTGGTGCTGTCGGTGGTGGCGGCGGCGGTGATATATCTACATCCGCTCCCATAACCCCGCAATTAACCCCACAGGTTACAGCAACGGCGGTTAATACAGCGGCGGTGAATCAATTAGGGAATCAGGCAACGAGGGCTTATGTATTGAATAGTGACATTCAGAACAACGAACAGAGAAATGCGTATATAAATAGGAACGCATCTATTGGATAAATATTAACTTTACATATATGGAAAAAGGATTACCGGTTTATAAATTAACAATAAATGAGAATGTAGATAGCACGGTTGAGGTGGATGCGGTGGCGTTAGTGGATATGCCTGCTATCGGGGTGGGCTTCTACGCGTTTAATGAGCAGGAGTTTGAAAGCTATACTGACTACCCTAAGCAGGCGAGCGAAAATGCAAAGGGGGCTTTGAGATGGGCTGAGGATAATGGGTGGGGAGATTGTGGAACAGCGGTCGGTAAGCAAAGGGCAAATCAACTGGCGAACGGTGAAGCGATAAGCCGCGATACTATTGCACGCATGGCAGCTTTTGAAAGGCATAGGCAAAATTCGGATAAGGAACTTGGCGATGGGTGCGGGAGGCTTATGTGGTTGGCGTGGGGTGGTGATGCGGGCATTGAATGGGCGCAAAGAAAACTTGAGCAGATAGATAGGGAAAAGATGCAAGCTTTCGCGGTGGTGAATGAAGAGGAGCGGGTTGTTATAGGCCCGGCAATGATTCCTGACAAACCTATTTTCAGACGCGATAAGGATGGGACGGAGTATTATGTTTTTTTTACAAAAGATACGATCCGGACTATTGCAGAAAAGTTTTATCGTAAAGGATTTCAGAACAACGGTAACGAGATGCACGATAGCTCAAAGCCTGTGGATATGGTTTTCTTTCAATCATGGATCGCAGACGAAAGTAAAGGCATACCAAAAATGAAACAGTTCGAAAGCCTACCAGACGGCACATGGTTTTTGGGTGCTAAGGTTAATTCAGACGAAGCATGGGCAAAGGTGAAAGACGGCACCTTCAAAGGATTTAGCGTGGAAGGTATGTTTGACATGATGCCTATAAAAATGTCCATGAAGATGTCAGAAGAGGCAGCTGCAAAGGTTATAATCGATCAATTAAAAGATTTATTAAAAGATGCCTTCTAATCAGCAAGAGATACCTAGTGGGTTAATTGGTTTTAAGGAAACGCCGCATAATGTGCTTATTCATAATACAGCATCAGATTACAATGTTGTAAATATAGATCAGGTAATTTTAATAAATCAAGTGCAAAATGTTGTATTCGATCCTACTATATTAACATCTGGCAAAGTTTTTTATATTAAAAATATCTCAGGCTCACCGATAGATATTATTGGTACAATAGATGAGAGAACAAATATTACTTTAAGTGATAAGGAAGCAATAACTTTGGTATATACATTATGGGAATTAACTTCCCATAGATTTTATATTTTGGCACGTTATAATTCAGTATCTCCGATATATGATTTCATTGTAGAGGCGGGCGCGCCAATGGAAAATGGGGACACTGAATTAACAGATGATAGATTTTATTTGCCTCCAACGGTATATATCGATGGGCTGCTTTTAACGTATGAAGTGAGATCTGATAGAAGATATGTAAGCAGTGAGGGTACACTTATAACTATTAATAACGGCGGTGTAAACGAAGGCGAAAACATACAAATATTTTATTAATAAATCAAACCAAACAAATGAAAATTTTAGTTTTAACGCAATCCTTCAGCGGTTGCGGATATCACAGGATGATGCTTCCTGTTTCTTTGATGCCAAAAGAAAAGGCACGTATTACAGATGTTTTTCCTGAAGAGTTTGATTATGATATTGTAAATATAAACAGGTTGTGGCTTAAAGATGATCTTTTTGAATTACGTAAAAAGCATGGGTTTAAGTTGGTAGTCGATGTGGATGACTTTTGGATTTTGGATAATTGGCATTTGGACTTTGATACTTACAATGAGCATAATGTAGATGTGCGAATAATAAAGCATTTGAAAGAGGCGGATTTGGTTACGTGCACCCATGAGAGGTTAGCGGAAAGGGTTTATTATCATAATAAGAATGTTGAGATCTTACCGAACGCAATCCCTTATGGACAAAATCAATTTACAAGCGAGCGTAATGCATCTGATTTGGTTAGGCTTTTTTGGGCCGGTGGTATATCGCATGAAGAGGACTTAAAGATATTAAGGCCAATTACAAAGCGGCTGTTAAATAGTGATTTGAAGGATAAAATTAAAATGGTTGTCGGCGGTTATTCTGACAGCAATTATCGGGAGGAATCGATATGGAAAAAGATGGTAGGCTACTTTACGGCAGATGCTAAGTTAACAAATATGGCTTATAGGGGTTTGCCGGTGTTTGAGTATTATCAGATGTATTTAGAATCAGATATTAAACTAATTCCTCTTCGCAAAAGTACCTTTAATGGATATAAGTCTAACTTGAAGATATTGGAAGCAGCGGGTAAGGGTATCCCTGTAATCGTTTCAAAGGTTAATCCTTATTTGGGCTTTCCTGAAGATGTGGTTTATTATGAGAATTGGGAAAAGAATATTAGGGCCCTGGTTGAGGATAAGGATTTAAGGGAGGCGAAGGGTAGGGCGCTGTTTGAATATTGCAATCAGCATTATAATTTTGATAAGATAAACGAAAAGCGGAAAACATTATTTGAAAGTTTGTTGTCATAGGCTTAAAGTTTAGGTTTAACTCCCCCTGCTTTTCTAAGTGGGGGTTTTTTATATCTTATTAATTATCAATTACTTACAAAGCAAAATATCCATAAATATTTATTTTGGTATGTAATTGATATGAATCCGATCGAATTATTACAAAAAGTTAAAGCGTTGGTGTTTGAAGATCAAATGCCTGCTGCTCCTGCGGTTGAGCCTGCTCCCGTAAAAAAAGAATTTGGCGGTTATATGCTTAAGGATGGCACAGAGGTTTACATTGATAAGTTAGAGGTTGGTGGTGTGGTTTCTGTTGAAAAGGAAACTATGGCACCCGCTCCCGTTGGTGAGCATGAGCTTGCAGACGGCACCGTTATCGTAGTTGGTGAGGGTGGTGTTATCAGTGAAATCAAACCCGCTGCTGCTCCTGAAGCTGCACCTGCTCCCGAAGCTGAAGATATGGGCAAAAAGTACGAAGAGAAATTTTCTGCTTACGATGCTAAGTTCGCTGCTTTGGAAAACGAAAATGCAAACCTGAAAGCTGCTTTTGCTAAGTCTGAAGATGCTATCAAAGGCCTGTTTGAATTGGTTGAAAAGCTTGTAAAAGAGCCTACAACTGAACCTACTGAGCCTGTAAAAAGCGGTTTCAAATTCGGTAAGCAAACAGAAAACAAAGAAGAGAAATTAAATAGTCTTATTAACCTTTTTAAATAGTAAACAAAAATGGCATACAATGTAACG